ATAGGCGACTTCAGATATCTTTTAGGTGATACGAGGATACGTTTGATGTTTCTATGGTTTAGTGTTTAAGTGTGGTGCGAATCGCGAGTTCTCCACGTAAGCGTTCGTGGGCGGCGTCAGATTGGTATAAGAGACAGAACTACTACGAAGCAGCGTTTCCGCTCGGAGTCATCAAGGTGTGGCCGGTTCCGTCCTCCATTACGCCGATCACCATCAGCGTTAATTCTCAGTTCGCACCGCTGGCGACGACAGCGGCGTCGATCGCGTATCCGCCAGGCTACGGGAAATGGCTCCGCTATCAGCTTGCCGTCGAACTTGGCCCGGAGTTCAAGGTGGCCGTGTCTGACGACATCCGGCGAATCGCTGCCGACACGCTGGCAGACATCAAGGGGATCAACAGGCAGCAACCCGTGTCGGTGTTTGACCCCGCCCTGACGCAATACGCAGGAAACGGACTGTCGGCCTTCTTGGCTGGGTACTGATCATGCGCCTGCCTGCCGGTGGCGACCTGAAGACCAGAAAAGGAAGCGTCACCGTCGATTCCCGGTTGATCAACGGGATCAACGAGGCGACCGGCGAGTCGTTCGGCGTCATTAAGCGGCCAGGCGGAGCGTCGATTGGTGTCGTTGCTGCATCAGCGAGTCAAGTGGCGATTGGCGTCAAGGGTGCCGTCCTCGTTGTCGCCGATGACGACCTATACACAGCAGCAGTTAGTCCGTTCAACGTTCCGGCTCCTGACGCTCTGTCGCCGCTGTACGCCGGGCTTGAGTTCTCCGCAGCACGCGCAGGATACGACCTGGGTAGCGCGATCGGCGGGAAAGTCATGATCAAGTCTGCAAAAGAAGCCTGGGTCGTCACGTGAGGATTCCTGCCGCGCCGCCGCTCATTGCCAGGGCGTCCGATGTGACGGCAGATGCACGTGCGTTCAATGGAGTGATCGAGGATGGCGACGTTGTGAAACGTCCCGGGGTTGCGACGACGAACTACGACTACGCGAACCATCAGGGCGCGCTCGGCATGCAGGGATTTCTGATCACTGTTTATGACGACACGCTAGACGTGTTTGATTACGTCCCGATGCCGCCACCTGTCTATATTGGCGATCTGGTTGGCGGTTATTACGCGATGGTTGATAACCCGTCGTCGTCTCCTGGTCCTGGCGATCCATATTGGTCAGCGTCTCCCGCTGGAACCGACAGATGGAGAGGTTTCTGGTACGCTAGTGCTGGCGGGGGGGCTATGGCAACAAGTCCTGAGTCTCCTAACTACATGGTCGGTGATGAGGCGGCATCGGAAGCAGCAGCGGCTAAAGTGTGGGTAGAAAAGGTTGTCGGGGCAAACCTGGCTGGAGTCGCCGTGCTGGATGGCGACAACACATACAGCCCCGATGTCGTATCCTCAACGTTTACGTTCAACTCATTTCCGACCCATACGTACCCGGCCGGATTTGCTCCTGCTGGGAACATCGAGATGAGCGTCAACGGGAAGAATGCGTATCTTTCATCTCCGTATCCTGGGGGGTGGCCGACTGGAGTTGATTGGACTTCTCCTTTCACGTATGACGACTATGTTGGGCAGGTTAGGAAACGCCGCAGCACCACATCTTTCACCCTGACGTCTACCGGAACGTCAGCCAAGATCGTTTCGGCGTCTTTGAGCGGCTCATATAATCACATTGAGGTTACTGGGTGCGATCAGCCAGAGTACAACGGATCGTTCTATGCCAAAACAACGTTGGATCCGACTTACCCGTGGCTTACTGCTGCTGAGTGGTTTTTTACTCTTTCAGGAACCCCTGGGGCATCTCCGGCAACTGGAGCAAGCAAGCTCCTATATTACTACGGCGCGTTGTAGAAAATGCCGACATACTCCCTGTCCGTGACAGTCGCCGGCCAGCCGTTCGACATGATGCAGTTTGTCGCCGAGCAATCGCTGTATGGTGTTTTCTTCAAATCGGCCTATGATGCTTTCTCATTGGAGGGTAATGTGCTAACCAAGGTATCGGACGCTGATTATCCTGGGTGGAGTCAGCACACGCCGACAAGCATTACCAGAACCGGATCAACGGCAACCGTTACGATGCCGTCAGCGACGAACTGGCAGACTGGAAACAGCGTTACCGTAGCCGGCGCATCGCAGACGGAGTACAACGGGACGTTTGCTATTACCGTTACTGACTCGACGCATTTTACCTATCAAGTGACGGGCACTCCGGCGACTCCAGCGACCGGAACGATTACGATAACTGGCGGTCGGACGACGGTACCGGGAATCGTCTATCTCGACGGGTACTTCTTCGTGATGGACGAGAACGCTGTCGTCTACAACAGCGGACTGAACGACCCGCTGACGTGGGGGGCATTGGACTTCATCACAGCGGCAATTGAGCCTGGTCAGGGCGTCGCGATTGCGAAATCTCAGAACTACGTCGTTGCGTTCAAGGAATGGAGCACCGAGTTTTTCTACAATGTCGGCAATGCAACTGGGTCGCCATTGTCGCCAGTCCTGAGCGCTTTCACGCTGACCGGATGCGCCAACGGGGATTCTGTCGCGTATCTGGACGAGACCGTATTGTGGGTGTCGAAGGCTCGCCAGCAAGGCCCGGGAGTCTATCGCATGCGCGAACTGCAGCAGGAGAAGGTCAGCACTCCGGACGTCGATCGAATCCTGGCCGCTGATGGCGTGTCGGATGTCTATGCATACGGGGTTCGTATCGCTGGCCATTCGTTCTATGTGCTCGGACTGCGAACACTCGGTCTCACGATCGTCTATGACGCCACGAACGGCACATGGGCCGAATGGACGAGCCTGACGCTGCAGACTCCGGCGTCCTGCACGATCACGCAATCGGCAGGCGTCGCGACCGTCACGCAAACGGCGCACGGGTATTCGGACTGCGACCCGGTATTGATTGCTGGAGCAGCGCAGTCGGCATACAACGGAATCCAGCAGATCACGTGGATCAGCGCGAACAGCTATTCGTTCCCGGTGGCGTCTTCGACGGTTTCTCCGGCAACAGGCACAATCACGGCCGCAGGGTATGACGAGACGTACTTTAAGTATTCGCGTTACGTCAATGCCGCTGGCCGCGACTTGGTTCTGCACGAGGACACCGGAGAACTTTGCGAGATCAGCGACGCGTCGTCTGATGACGATGGCGCACCGATCAAACTGAAGATCCGGACCCCGAAGTTCGACGACGGTACCGAGGACTGGAAAACGATCGGGCAACTCCGGGTTGTTGGCATGAAACAAGGAAGCTCTGCCATGATTCGCTGGTCTGACGATGATTATCAGACCTACAGCAAAGGGCGCCCGGTTGATTTGTCTGCTGCACAAGCAAGGCTGCGCAGATGTGGTAAATTTAGAAGGCGGGCATTCGAGTTGATTCACGTCGGCTCTTTGCCAGTGCAGGTGTCAGCGTTCGAGATTGAATGAGGTTTGCAAATGGCAACGATGGAACAGGAAATTGCAGCATACAGGGCCAGGCAGGCATTCCCGCAGTTCGAGCAACTGGCGCAGGCGCAAGGGTGGCGCGACAACGGAAACGGTAACTGGTCTCGGTTCTATAACGGCGTCTCGCAGACTTTGCCGGCCGGCATGCTGGCTGCGAACCTGAGTGAGCAGCAGCAAGCCAGCGAACTCAGCCGGGAGGTTGTCCCTGGCGGCGGGCAAAACTACCTGCAGCAGATTCAGGCCATGCTTCAGCCAACCGGGCAACAGCAAGTCGGCGCCAGTTCCGGGCAATACTCGAACCCGTATGAGCAGCGATTGGCTGCGCTGATCAACAACCCTGATTCGATCGAGAACACGAACGCATACAAGTTCCGTTTCAACCAGGGACAGCAGGCTGTCGAGCGATCGGCGGCGGCTCGCGGCATGCTGAATTCCGGCAATACCCTGGCAGAGCTTGCGCGCTACGGGCAGGGCATGGCGTCGGATGAATACGGGCGAGAGTTCGATCGGCTGAACTCGGCGACCGGGCAGCGCAACCAATACAACCTCGGGCTGATGGGGTCTGCGAATCAGGAACTCGGGCTGCAGCAGCAAGGTCCGTTATACACATATCCGAACCCACGAGACCTCTCTACATCTCGTATGCCGTCTTCTGCTTGAAAAAAAACAGAACATAAACGCAACCACCATGCAACTTCAAGACTCCCTATACAATAAAATCGAAAAAACACAACACAACCAACAACACATCATACACAATGT